CCGGAAAGAATATTAGGAATGCCATCACCTTTATCACCACGAATAACATGTTCAAAAAGATATAAGTGAGGGTTAGCGTTTGTGACGAGCTTTTTCTGAATCGGAGAAAACTGTTTGACATTTTTATACTTCTGTAGTTGAATAAAGTCACCATCAGAAGAGATAATCATAACAGGTTCTGCTTTACCGAACTCTTGTGTTTGCTCTACTAATGTACCTATTACATCATCGGCTTCAACACCTTGAATATGTACAAACTTATATGGGAAGTTTGCTTGGATTTCTTCTCGTATTTGATTCAAGTATGTGAAGAATAATTCCCAGTCCATAGAAGACTCTGCACGAGCTTTTTTACGATGAGCTTTATATTGCGGGAATACACGTTTACGCCAAGAGTTAGCACCATCACATGCAATAACCATTTGACCATAATCGTCTTTGTACTTTTTATTGTACATACGAATAGAATTCAAAATCATGTGGCGTAAGAATTGCTCAGACAGTTCAGCACCAGGCTGAGCCATGAATGAGGCAATGGAGATTTGTGAGAAGTCAATGATTATCATTATGTTGTTTTTCCGCGGCTTGCTTTAAATTTGCTGCGATGATTTTAAGGTGCTCATGCATAAAGTGTTTGACGCCGAGCTTCCTACATAGCGCTGCATTGAGGATGTTAAGGACAACGCCAAGATCATCGAAGAGCTCAGGATCTCGCGGGTCAAAACCGAATTCGTGTAGAGTTGCTGATAGTTGGCTGATAAGAGCTTGGCTAAATTCTCGTGCATATAGTTCATTACTGTATTCTTTCTTAGAAGGGAATTGTATTACCGTACCCATCTATTATATCACAGTCTTAGCCTGTTGTAAACCCTTAATATGCGAACGATGAACTTTTACCATTATCCATTCATTATAGTAACTGTCGCCAATTAATACATTGCGGGTAAATTGTTCATGTGCTTCAAGGTAATTACATTCGCCTTTAGTCTTACAAAGATGTAAGATCTCGCGAGTATAGTTATCTTCCCCATTGATCTTTACGTCTTCAATGAGAACTTTATTAGATCCAAAGTAGGTCTTCCAATCGGATTCCACTTTAGATCTTTTCTTTTTGCCTTTGATTGTTTTTGTTTTACTTGACCAAAAGAACTTCTTACCAACGTATTGTTTGTTGGTTTTCTTACAAGTAATTAGGTAAACGAACCCATAGATCTCTTTGTGAGTATTTTCACCGAGTTCAAAGGGGTTACCATTCATCATCCATGTTGTCATTGTGAGGATATTCCATTTCATCTAGTTCCTCTTCTATATATGTGTTTCCACAGAAGGGACAATAGAGTGGATGCTCACCAACATCATCATAACTATATTCTATAGTAGCTTCACAGCTACATTCTTTACATTCAAAACTTTTCTTGGTCATAATGTTTGTTCTTTTAATTGTAACCATGTTTGTAGTTTATCAAATCCACCAATGAGGTTTTCACCATCATATATTTGTGGGACTGAACGTAAACCTTGTTCCATTAAAAATTCACGTCCAATCATATCTTCTTCAATATTGATTTCAGTAAACTCAATACCTTTTGATTTTAGTAAACTCTTTGCCTGTACACAGTATGGGCATACAGTCTTAGAATAAACGATCATAGTGATAAACCTTTCATTGTCTCAGCTGAAACGTCTTGTTTGACGCCACCAGTAATATAACTTGTAATCTCTGTTTCTTGTGGAGCAACTTGTACATTGCCTCCACTAATCCATTTCTCAGTCCAAGGTAATGGATTTGATTGTGAAACTGTATATGGGCAATGATAGGATAAAGTTCTCATACGACGGCAACCAATCCATTCAACATAATCACCTAATAGTTTTTCATTCAAACCAATCATTGAGCCATCTTTAAACAAGTATTTAGCCCATTCTTTTTCTTGCTCAATCGCTGCAACAAACATATCATTAACTTCTTTTTCTGTTTCTTGACGAATCTTTGCAAAGTCTGCATCATCTTTAATGAGATGTTTAATAATAGAAGTGCTTGCTGCAAGGTGAGTATTCTCATCTCTAGCAATAAACTTAATTACTTTAGCATTGCCTTCCATTTTCTTAAGTTCTGCAAATGCCCATGAACATGCAAATGAAACATAAAATCGAATACCTTCGAGTATGTATACACTCATTAAACACATAAACAATTTCTTCTTGAGTTCATACATGTCAATGTTAATAGTTTCACCATTAACTGTATGTGAGCCTACACCTAAAAGTTCATAGTAACGAGAATATGAAATGAATTCGTCGTAATATTTAGATATGTCATGAGCGCAATCAAGGATAGGTTGAATGCTTTTGATTTCATCAAAGACAAGAGATGGATTAGCATAAATGTTTCTAATAATATGTGTATAAGAACGTGAGTGAATAGTCTCAAAGAACGCCCATGTCTCTACCATTACTTCTAATTCTGGAACTGATGCCATTGGCAAGAATGCTAGGTTAGGAGATCTACCTTGCACAGAGTCTAAAAGAATTTGACGCTTAAGATTTGATGTAAAGATGTGTTGCTCAAATTCGTTAAGATCGTCAAAGTCTTTACTATCTTTTGATAAATCTACTTCTTCAGGTCGCCAAAAGAAACCTAATTGTTTATCCGTAATCTTTTCAAATTGACCATAGCGAACAGTATCATAACGAGCAATATCAACTGATTCACCAAAGAACATTGGTGATTCTAAATGACTTTTTGTTTTTATTTTAAATACCGATGACATTTACCATTTTCCTAGTGGACATTTACTGCTTGGTGGAAGTATTTTAAACAATACAATACAACCACAAGCTTTACATTTTTCAATACGTTCTTTAGTAGAGTGGACACACGCTTTGCATGTGTCGTATCTTTGTTGAACTTTTTCTTTTAGATCTTGCATGATTCGCAATCATCTTCACCATCAACTGGTTGAGATAACTGTTCTTCAATTTCCTTAAACTCTTTTTCATGCATTTCACCAGCACCATCATAGGTGTTGAAGTAATACAATTGCTTACCACCATACTTATAAAACATGACAAGATGCTTAATCAACTCAGACATTGGTACTTTATGGTCTTCATAATTCTCAGGATTATATGAAGTATTAACAGAAATGCCTTGGTCAATATATTTTTGTAATATTGCGCAAATCTTTAGGTAACCTTCAGGAGACTTCTGATCCCATAGAAGATCATAACTGTTTTTAAGTTTGTGATAACCTGGAACTACTTGAGCCATCACACCATCTTTTGATTGTTTGAATGATACTAAAGCTCTTGGAGGTTCAATACCATTTGTACTATTACTTATCTGCGCGCTAGTTTCAGCAGGCATTAATGCCATTAATGTAGAGTTACGAATACCATAAGTTTCTAAGTCTTTACGTAGAGTTGCCCAGTCCATACGTTCAGAGTGAGGAACTAATTCATCAACTTCTTTCTTGTATGTTTGGTTAGGGGTTAAACCCATAGAGTACTTAGTTTCTTTATGAGAAGGACATGCGCCTTTTTCTTTAGCCAACTGATTAGAGGCTTTGATTAAGTAGTAAGACCATGCTTCTGCATATTCGTCAATTACTGGTAGTGCTGCATCATCGTATTTTAATCCACGTTTTGCAAGGAAGTATGCCAGATTGATGATGCCGATACCAAGAGGGCGGCGCGCTTTGGTTGAGCGCTCTGCCGCAGGTACTGGGTACCATTGGTAGTCGAGCAATGCGTCCAAGGCTCTGACTGAGAGGTCGGCGTATTTTTCAAATTCTTTTGGATCGTTGATGAGTCCCCAATTTTGGGCTGACAAAGTGCACAGACTAATTTCTCCATTTGCATCCTCGGCTGAAGTTAAAGGTTTGGTTGGTAAATCGATTTCAGTACATAAGTTACTCATACGAATAGGAGCTACTTCTGGGTTGAAGGAGCCATGACTATTTGCATGATCAACGTTCATTAAATAAATGCGGCCTGTATCTTTACGCTCTGTTAAGAATTGAGAGAATAATTCGATTGCAGGTATTACCTTTTTACGGATACCATCTTTTGCTTCATAAGCAATATAGAGTTCTTTAAACTTTTCTTGATCTGCATAGAATGCATCATACAAATCAGGTACTTCATCTGGAGAGAATAATGTAATGTTACCACCAGTCAACAAACGCTCATACATTGTTTTGTTAAACTGGAAGCAATAATCCATGTGGCGTACACGAGTTTCTTCTGTACCTTTATTGTTCTTTAATACAATAAGGTTTTCAAACTCAAGATGCCATGCTGGAATATAAACTGTTGCAGCACCACCACGAACACCACCTTGTGAACATGATTTAACTGCTGATTGAAAATACTTTAGGAATGGGATTAAACCTGTGTGAACAACTGAACCGTCACCAATACGACTACCGATAGCCCTAATAGAACCAGCACCGATCCCAATGCCAGCCTTTTTAGAAATGTATCTGACAATTGAAGTGGCCGTTGAGTTAATGGAATCGAGAGAATCGCCTGACTCAATGAGGACACAAGAGCTAAACTGGCGAGTAGGAGTACGAACGCCTGCCATGATTGGGGTAGGTAAACTAATATAGAATTG